GTCAATCATATCATAACTACGGTTTGGCAATAGATATTGTTTTATTGTTGGATACAGATAAAAACGGTAGCTTTGAAACTGCAAGTTGGGATACCAAAACAGATTTTGACAAAGACGGAAAATCAGATTGGATTGAAATTGTCAATATTTTTAAAAGGTACGGTTATGAATGGGGTGGCGATTGGAAGTTTTTAGATTTGCCACACTTTCAAAAAACATTCGGAAAATCAATAAAAGAACTGCAATTATTGCATTCACAGAATAAAGTTGACAAAAACGGATTCGTACTAATTTAAACCAAATATGACAAACACAAACCTAAAAACAAAACGCCGCAGACTATTTTTTGACATTGAAACTTCACCGAACATTGGTCTATTTTGGGAAGCAGGTTATAAAAAGAACATAGATTATTCAAACATAATTCAAGAACGTGCTATTATTTGTATCTGTTATAAGTGGGAAGATGAAAAAGAAGTTTATTCGCTTAATTGGGACGCAAAGCAGAATGACAAACGTATGCTTGAACAGTTTATTGAGGTTGCAAATATGTCTAACGAAATGGTCGGTCACAATGGGGACAAATTTGACTTGGCTTGGATACGAACAAGGTGTTTGTTTCACGGTATATCAATGTTTCCTAAATATACAACCATTGATACGTTAAAAGTTGCCCGTCAAAAGTTTAGATTTAATTCTAACAGATTGAATTACATAGCTGATTTTTTAGGTTTGGGTCAGAAAATTAAAACAGAATATAGTCTTTGGAAGGATATACTTTTGCGCAAAGACAAAGTTGCAATGGAAGCAATGATAAAATATTGCAAAAAAGACGTTGTTTTGCTTGAAAAAGTTTTTAAATTGTTAAACAATCATATTGAACCAAAAACGCATTATGGCGTTATATTTGGTGAAGACAGGGGAACGTGTCCCGAATGTGGGTCGGACGATCTGATTAAAAACAATAAAGTCGTTACCGCAACAGGGTTGACACGAATTCAATACAAGTGCAAAACTTGTAATAAATTTCATTCTAAAACAGACAAATAAATGAGCAAAATCCTATATACTATTATTGACGATCTGTTGGCGCGTGAAGACAAGGGAATAAAAGAATACGGAAAAACAATGGACAGGACGGATTTGACAGAATTGGATTGGTTGCAAAATGCCTATGAAGAAGCTTTGGATTTAAGCATTTACTTAAAAAAACTTATAAATATTAAAAACAATGAAAATGCCAAAAGGTTTTAATAAATGGACACTTCAGCAACAAGAAGAATTTTTTATTAAAAGACTGCAAGAATTATACGCAATTGAAAGCGATATGAAAAGGAATTTGGCAAAGATTCGCGGGGGAAATAGACTGAATTTTAGTGAAATAGAACGTCCGGACGAAATTGCTTTAAAAGGTTTATAATGGAAGAACAAAAACCACATACCGAACCCGAAGTTTCTGAAGAAGCCATTGAATGGGAAGAAGCGGAAACAACTACGCGTGGCGATTTAATTAGCTGCGCGTATTATGCTTATAGCACAGTTGAAGATATTGATCTGACGTTGCTTTCAAGAATAGAAGCAAATAAAATACGTCGTATTAGAAGACAATCATTAGACATTATTGCCGAAGTTATTGGCGAAATGCACGCCGAAATATTTGATTTAGGCGAAGAAGAATAACCATTTATCAGTTTATTTTACCGTTTATCCATATATTTTTTGGATTGTATTGTGCATATTGTGTATATTTGTGTTAACAAAACCAAATAACAATGACAATTACAAACGAAACAATTGGCGAATTGTATTTAAGAAACACAAACCGCGCCGCTGATTATGCAGGTGCTTTGGGTTTCAGTCGTGGAACTTTAAATTTAATTTTAAAGTATGTCAAAGAAAATGACATTGAACGTATTGAAAGCCTGGCGCACGAAGCATTAGAAGAAATTGAAAATGTATTTATTAAACATCAAATAAATTTAAAATGAATCATTTACACGAATTGGACAAACTTCGTAACAATGTTAGTTACTGCGAATGGCTTTTTGATATTAGCACCGCATCAAATGCACGTAAAAGGTTGGAAATGGTAAAAAATGCACGTCAAGATTTAAAGGAATTTAAAGCAAAGTATTTTCCGCATTTATTAGTTCAGCCAAAAAGCAATTTTCCAAAAGAACCTTTTGTACCAATGTCAACTTGGTCAGAAAAATTTGAAGAATACGGGGATATGTATTAAATTTATAAACTAAAAAAAACCTATGAAATTAGTAAAAATTCAGGCGGAATTAAAAGCGCCCAAAGGACAATTAAACAAATTCGGCAATTATCGTTACCGCAGCGCCGAAGATATTATTGAAGCGGTAAAACCAATACTGCACAAAAACGGTTGCGCACTTCTTATTAGCGACGAAATTGTACAGATCGCTGACCGCGTATATGTAAAAGCGACTGCGGCAATATTTGACCAAGACAATATTGACTTTCAATTTACTGCGCACGGTTGGGCGCGTGAAGAAGAAGTAAAAAAAGGAATGGACGCCGCACAAATAACCGGGTCAGCTTCTTCGTATGCCCGCAAATATGCGCTTAACGGATTGTTTGCAATTGACGATACCAAAGACGCAGACGCAACAAACGAACATAAAGACGAAGTTGGGAATGACAAACGTTTATATTTGTTAACTTTGTTGGAATCCACCACATACGAAGAACAAGCAAAAGAAAAGTTGGCAATTCGTATTGAAGCATTAACAACAAACGAATCATACGAAAAAGCTTTATTAAACTTGCAATCAAACCAAATACAGGACAAAGACCGTATTGCAATGGGTATGAATTACAATCAAACAGACATTAAGAAAACAACAAAAAGAAAATAATGCGCGAATATACCATTGAAGAATTAACGAACAAAGCGGAACGAATGTTGGACTTTTTACAAAAGCCATTGCCTAAAAATGACACGCCTGATTATCACGATTCATTGATTAAACGTTTAGATACTTTAAATATTGCAATGACACAATCGGGTGAATACAGAACCGCCGCAGAATATAAAATTGAATGCGTTATTGACGGGGAAATTGGCGACAAAATCGGTGAAATAATGGACGGCAAACTTGCAACGTCAACTGTCAATATGTGGATAAAAAGCAAGGCGCGTGAATGGTCAAGATTGAAGAATGCATTTGACAGAATAAACGCTTCTTCAGTTCACCAAATAGACGCAATTCGTTCAATTCTTAGTTGGGAAAAAGCCAAAATAAACCTTTAAAAAATGAATCAAGAAACCTATCAAGATTACGAAAATGGAATGCAAAATTTGCTTCCAATGGAACGTCAAATGTTATTAGCAAAAGTTTACCATTATAGTTGGTATTCACCTGAAGCTTATAAAGAATTAACCGCATACCTTACAAAGTGGGAAAAGGAATGTGAATTTAAAGCAGTATTTTTTAATCAGGATTCAGAAGAATCCACAAACCAAATATAAAATGTCAGAAGTAAAAAAAGAATCAATCGGTGCCTGGAAACGTACAACACCAAAGGGCGAAGTAATTAATTTCACAATAAACGGTCAACGTTATAATATGTGGTTAAATACTTATAAAGACAAACCTGCGCAACCTGACTTCAAAATATATGAAGACAATTACGTTGCACCAACAGATACAAAACCACAGTCAAAACCGGATTTTAAACCATTGTCAGAAGACGATTTATTTTAATTATGAATGAAGAACTTAAAAACGAATTGGTGCAATGTTATAAAAATAGTTTATCAAGCTTAAAAATGATACATAAAACGTTAGTAAGTGCGAAAGTTATAACAGAAGATTTTGCAGTTAGTAAAGGCGCAACAGATATCAAGCCGCATAGATTGATTGAATTAGTACAAGACGTATTTGAAGCAGACGTATTAGTTAAGAATAGAAAACAGGCTACAATCTTTGCGCGTAAGGCAACCGCATATATTCTAAGGAAATATACACAATTGTCTTTAAATGAAATTGCGCCTTTAATTGGGGTCGGTGACCATACAACAGTTATTTACAATATTCAAACTGCTTCAGATCTTATTGACACAGAAGATTGGTACAAAGAAAAAATTGACCAAATTGAACAAGATATTGAAAGTTTTAATAACTTTGTAAGGAAATAAGTAAATGCGTTATGCAACAACGCAGTATTAAATATATTGGGTCAAGGGTTTTACAGGTAGTTGCATTGCCTGTTTGCCTGCGACCCTTTTTTTATTATGGCAATATTTAGAAAAATACACGTTAGCTTTTGGAAGGACGAATTCATTGAAAGTCTTACACCTGAACAGAAGTTTTTTTATTTGTATTTAATGACAAATGACCGGACAACGCAATGCGGCATTTATGAAATTACAATAAAACAAATGTGTTATGATACCGGGTACAATGAAGACACAATTAAAAAGTTGATTGAATTTTTTACAAACTGCGGGAAAATTCAGTATTCTTTGGCAACAAAAGAAATTGCAATGAAGAATTGGCTGAAATACAATGATTCAACTTCACCAAAGGTAAAATCCTGCATAAACAAAGAACTTTTGAAGGTAAAAGATAGAGTATTGATACAATATGCATACAGTATGGATACACATACGCAAGAAGAAGAAGAAGAAGAAGAAGAACAAGAAAAAGAACAAATTGATAATAAAACTTTGTTTTTAGATAAAATTGAACCTTTTAAGGGTTTATTGGGGGAATCATACCAAGAATTTATTGATTATTGGTGCGAATCTTCAAAAAGTGGTAAATTGCGTTACCAAGCAGAAAAATTTTTTGACGTAAAACGCCGGGTTAATACTTGGCTTCAAAACAAATTAAAGTATGGAAATACAAAAAATACTGACCCAACCGCTTCAAGTCGCAAAAGAATGCAAGACTTACAAAATTGGGTTAATAGCTAACGAAGACCTGCCAATTGTTGAAGCTTTTAAAGGCGACAAATTAAACCTGGCTTCACCGGTAATTATAAGGGAAAATTTAGCATATATTTTTACATTAATAGGTTTAACCCGTTTACCGGACAAAATGGAATTGGAAGTTATTGAAGACTATATTCGTACTACATATCCATATTTTACCGTTCAAGAAATGCGAATTGCTTTTAAAATGGCAGTTCAAGGTCGTTTTGAGTGCAATACAGACCACTACGAAAAGTTTTCACCAAAGTATATATCCCAAATAATGAACGCCTACAAAGCCAAAGCAAACGAAATACGCAAGAATTTACCGCCGCCCCCTGAAACGCCTGTGAAACAATTAACAGACGAAGAAATTGTTGAATTTACAAAAAACGATTGGCTTACAGGTAAGCGCCAAGACTTTAACCGTGTTTTTAATGCTGACAAAGTATTTTCAATCCTTTTAAGACAAGGTAAATTGAAATTCACACCCGAACAGATCTTGGAAACAATTAAGGTTGTACGTGAAGACAACTTATACAGACTTAACCGATTGAATCCATTGGAAGCCAAAGAGTTTACCAAAAAAGTAAAAAATGAAGACTTTATTGAATCACAATGTAAAAAATTAGCATTAGTCAAATATTTTGAAAATTTATCAAATTAAATATACGCACTACGGAACTTTGAAATATTGTTATACAGACAATTTTATTGACTTTTATGCCAATTATCCTGAAGTCAAAACAAAAGAAAATAGGTTATTATTTACAAAACAATTTTATGAAAAAGTGCAACAGGTGCAAAAAGAACTTGGATTGGGACAAATTCAGGAAGGACAGACGTAACCTTGACGGGTATTATGGTTATTGCAGAATATGCAGTAAAGAAAAAACCGAAATATATAAAAACAAAATTAAAGAAGGTACAATAAAAGCATTTTAAATGGATATATCCGCAAACGACCTTACAAAATGGGCTAAGACAAACCTTGAATTAATTGGTTGGCGTTTAAATAGGGTTAACAATATACCATTTGCAAAACGAAAAGGTACAGTTCAAAAAGGTTGGGCGGACTTGCAAGGTTATACTGAAAAAGGGGTTTATGTAGCGGTTGAAGTTAAAAAGATTGGCGACAAACTAAGCAAAGAACAAAGGGAACGATTAAAAGATATTTTTGAATGTGGCGGGATTGTCTATATTTGTACTGAAGTAGAAAACAAACCTGCTTTAATTGAATGGTCAAAAATAAAATTTTAGCTGAATTTTGGGACTTAAAAGAAGTCAACGAAGCATTTGGCAAAATGCAACCTGAAGAATTGCGGTATGACCTGAAGGCAGAAGTTTTTTTAGTTCTTTGTGAAATGGACGAACAAAAATTAATTGGACTGTACGAACGAAACGAATTAAGATTTTATATTGTGCGAACAATGTTGAATATGATTAAAAGTGACAGAAGTACATTTTATAAAAATTACCGCAACCATATTGAATTTGTTGCGTCTGATTTGAACAGGGAAATTAAACGTATTAATGACGAACCAACTGATTTGATTGATAAATTGGAAAAGAATTTGGAAGGTCTACATTGGTACAATAAGGAAATATTAAAACTATATGCAATTGATTTTAAAAAGAATGCAAAAGAACTAAGCAGAAAAACAGGCATTCCATATATGTCAATTGTCAGAACTATAAATAAAACCAAAAAACAAATGAAACAAAACATACGCAAATGATTTTATCAATTTTAACCGCAGTCTGTGCATCACTATTTATTAACGATATACATAACCTTCCCTATAAATGGAAAGCGAATTTCAAGCCATTTAATTGCGGAAGTTGCTTGGCTGCGTGGCTTGCACCAATACACTATTTCGCACCTGAATTGATACAAAATATTACTTCGTGCATATTTATTGCCGGATTTTTAGCACCTGTTGTTTCAAAATTAATATGGAATTTATGGAAATAAAACAAGAACACCGCGACTTTTTAGACGCTAATATTAACAATTACGAAAGCGCGCAAAATGGATATATCCGAAATTTGGATTTACCCGAACTTCAAATGTACGAACACATTTACCGTTTATATTTAGACGCTAATTTTTTATTGTCTGTTTGGTGCGGCGCTTGTAAGTTTGATATGATTATGCGTTTATACAATTGGTATATTGCACAACCAAAACCAAAAGAAAACAAAGAAGAAGCAATTATTCCTGTTATTGTTGAAGAACCAAAGAAACGCGGACGTAAACCCAAAGCAAATGGCTAATTTTATACACCCAACCGCCATAATTGGCGACAACGTTATTTTAGGCGACAACAACTACATTGGCGCTTTTTGTATTATTGGCGACCCCGCAGAACACAAAAAATATTGGGGTCAAGAAAAAGGCAAAGTAATTATTGGCAACAATAACATTGTTACCGGATTGGTTACAATTGACGCCGGAACTGAAGTGCCAACCATTATTGAAGACGGTTGTTTTATTATGAAACACGCGCATATCGGTCACGATTGTCGAATAATGAATAATGTAACAATAAGCTGCGGCGCAAAGATTGGGGGTCATTCAATTATCGGTGAAGGGTCAAACATTGGATTGAACGCAGTATTGCATCAATTCAGTATAATAAAAAGGGGTTGTATGATTGGCGCAAGTGCTTTTTTTAAAGGTGAATCAGAACCCGAAATGAAATATGCCGGTGTGCCTTCGCGCAAACTTGGTTCAAATATAAGAAAATGAATATAGCCGTAATTTTACTAAACCTAAACAGAAACCATTTGGCAAAACGCGTTGTTGACCAAAATTTTAAAAATGCGGGACACAATGCGGATTGTTTTTTGGTTGACAATGGCAGCGACGAAGTGCCGTATGACATTTACAATTGGACAAATTGCAATGTTTCAACAAAGAAACGGGGTATTGCCGCAGGTGTTAACGCCGGCTTAAATATGACACGCGCATACGACGGGGTATGCATATTAGCAAATGACATTCTTTTGCCTGACAATTGGTTGTCAAATTGGGTTATGTTTGCTAAACGTGTGTCAAAAACAGGCATTATTGGAATACATTGTGTTGAAGATTTGCCGCCATTGGTTGACGGAATACATAAAGTACATACACCATTTGGTGACAATTACCTTACAAGGGAACTAATTGATACAATTGGCGGTTACAATACAGAATACGACCCTTATGGAATGCAAGACCGCGATTATGCGGAACGCGCAACGATTGCCGGATTTACAAATTATTACATACCTGATTTACGTTCTGAACATATTGGACACGACGTCGGAAACAATACAGAATATCGTCAAATGAAGGACGAAAGTTTACAACGCGCACAGGCAGTTTGGGAAAAATACCAACCAATTTATCACGAACAAAAAAACCTATATGCGCATTTTAGCAATAACAAGTAACAAAAGCGGTGTTGGTTATCATAGAATCATAATGCCAATAGTCAATATGCAAAAAGATTATTGTTTAATGACTGATACAATAAGCGAAGAAACATTTGAAGGAAATTACGATATTGTCGTTATGAATAGAATGTTGGCTAATATAACACCTGAACAAATGGACGCTTGGCGTACAAAGTACGGTTTTAAATTAGTTGTTGACAATGACGATTATTGGTATTTAGACCCTTCGCACATTTTACACGAACGATATGTTTTAAATAATATTAGTCAGCAAATTATAGATTGGATTCGTATTGCCGACCTTTGCACAGTTACACACGAACGATTAGCTGAAGAAGTAAAGCCATACAATACAAATATTGAAATTGTGCCAAATGCTATTCCATACGGCGAAGAACAGTTTAAGGATTTTAAAAAAGATTCTGACCTTGTAAGGTTATTTTGGTCAGGTTCGGGAACGCACGGCAAAGACTTGGAAATATTACGTAACCCAATGAAGCGTATTAATTTTCCTGTACGTACAGTTATTGCCGGATTCAACGAAGGTGAAAAGCCAATTTGGGACGGAATGATTTGCGCATTTACAAACGGATTGAAACTAAACCCAACGATTTACAATTTTAATCAGGTTACCGAATATATGGCAGCCTATGCGGATTCAGATATTTCATTAATACCATTAATTGATTCAAAGTTTAATTCAATGAAGTCTAATTTGAAGGTACTTGAAACCGCAGCAAAGAAAAACCCTGCCATTGTCAGTAACGTACACCCGTACAAAGGATTTTATCCCGCCTGTCACGTCAATAGCCAAAAAGATTGGTACTATTGGATAAAACTGTTAACCAAAG